TAGTGTCGTATACGGGTAAGACCGCCGCTGGTGAAGAACGTGTAATAGAAAATCAACCGTGTGTACTTTCGCTGAAGCGTAAGAACTATGGTCCTTTCTATCATGACGTTTTAAATCGCATGGGTGATAAAAAGCTATGGGATTTTGCCAGTACTCTTAAGGCTGACAAGGTACAAAGCCCTAAAGGTGCTACGTATTACGTCATGCGTTTTGAACCTCAGTTCAGTACACCTATTCCTATGTCACAGGAAATTCATGACAGCCTGAGTGCTGTACTTGAGTTAATTGATGCAGAGAATGAGCGTATTGAGGTGGCATGGAAGAAGTCTAATCTTCAACACATGGAAAATGAGCTAGATGATAATCTGGCTGATACACTAGAGGAACTAGAACAGTCTTTTGACGAAGCCGTGTAATGGGCATTGTTAATGGAATGACAAATATGGTGTACCACTCAACAAGTGGTATATCATCCTCTGCTGTTAAGTCAGTGTATAAGAAATCATTAGCTCACTGGAAGGGTGAGAAGCGAACACAGACCGCTGCTTTTACTATGGGTACGGCTGTACATGCCTTGCTTCTTGAGGAAGATAAGAATCTAGTTCACAAAGGGCCAAAGACACGGCGTTCTAAGGCTTTTGAAGAAAAGGAATCCAAGCTCAAAGAGGATGAAGTTCTCCTTACTGAGGTTGAATACAATACTGCAAAGAAGATTGCTAGAACAACCCTATCTAACAAGGATTGTGAGAAGTTCTTACGCCATAAGGATAGGGAAAACGAAGTAAGCGTCTTTGCAGAGTGTCCTAGAACAGGTCTTATGCTTAAGACTAGGCCGGATTTGATGATCCAAAGCGAGAAGACAGTGTTTGATGTTAAAACTACTCAAGACGCTTCTCCGCTAGGTTTTTCTAACGAGTGTTTTCGGTATGCTTACGACATCCAGAGCGCCTTCTATATATACGTATGTAAGTTGGCTGGTTTGGACGTTAGTGAGTTCAAGTTTATTGCTGTAGAAAAGACTGCACCGTATGTATCTCATGTTCATGTGGTTTCAGAAGATTTACTAGCTAATGCTACGGAGCGTATGCATCGTACATTGGGTATAATTGCTTCTGCACAGGATCAGGAAACGTATGATACTGGGTGGGGTGATTACAGTATAATAGAACTACCTAAATGGCTATAAGCACTCAAAGTGCGAAGGCAAAGGGGCGCAGACATCAGCAATGGGTTAGAGACCGGATTTTGGCTCTCTACCCCAAAGCACTTCTCCCCGATGATGTCCGTAGTACCTCTATGGGCGCTGGCGGCGAGGATATACAATTAAGTCCCGCTGCCAGACGCTTATTTCCTTACTCTATTGAGTGTAAATCATTCAAAAGCTTCGCAATATATAAAGTAATGGATCAGGCTAAGGAAAACTGCCCCAAGGGTGCGGAACCTGTAGCTATTATAAAAGGTGATCGCCAAAAACCACTGGCGGTCATGGACGCAGATCACTTCTTTAAATTAACGAAACGAAAGTAGCCAATGTCAAATATTGCAGATAATACTATGAATATTCACATCAGAATAGATGATGATGAAGACATCATTGATGTAGAAATGGAACATAACATCAGTGACGAGATGGCTCCTGAGAAGGCTGAGTTCTTCATGGACCTATTAAACGGCATTGGCTTCAAGATAGACGCCGAAGCTGAGAGTATAGCTTTTCAAGGCGCACTATTACGCAAAGTAGGCGAACTACAAGACATTATCGAAGAATACGATGCTGATTTGGTAGGTTTTGAGCCAGATGATGAGCTTCTTGAGAAGGTAAAGGAATCCCAAAAGAGCAACGTAATATCTATGAAAAGTAAGTTGCACTGATGGATACTAAAGATTTGGTGAATAACCCCCCGCACTACAATGAAGGCTCTATTGAATGCATTGAAGCAATGAGAGCTATGGCAGATGGCGTACTGAATGTCTCTGCCCATGAAGCATACTGTTGGCAGAACGCCTTTAAGTATCTTTGGCGCTGGCCCTACAAAAACGGCGTGGAAGACCTAAAGAAATGCCGCTGGTATTTAGACCGATTGATCGAACAACTGGAGAATGACCAATGATCACACAAGAAGATATTGATGCTTTTAAAGACATGCAAGAACCTATCTCTCAGGTAGGTCTACATGATATGCCTAAAGATTGGGATCATCCCCATGCTACCCCATTGCAGATGGTTAAAGACTTTGCTGATGCTATGGATCAACCCTTGGGGGAAGTATGGCAAAAAGACCCTGAACTAGAAACATTACGCTGGGGTTTAATCTCTGAAGAATACGGTGAGGTATGTGATGCCAGCACTGACCGTAATCCTAGTAATATGCTGAAGGAATTAGCAGACCTTGTGTACGTAGTATACGGATACGCTGCTACTTACGGATGGGACTTAGATAAAGCCCTACGCCGTGTACACCGATCCAATATGTCTAAATTAGGCTTGGACGGTAAACCTCTAAAAAATACAGCGGGTAAAGTAATTAAAGGCCCGAACTATAAACGTCCAGATTTAACCGACTTAGTGGAGACCCCTGATGAAAAATAACTACCTACCAACCGACTATCAAACCTTTATTGCTACCAGCCGCTATGCACGATGGCTGGAAGAGGAAGGCCGCAGAGAGACATGGGGTGAGACAGTATCCCGATATATGACTAATATTGTGCGGCCTAAAGTCGGTGCTGAATTTAATACTTCCGAAATAGAACAAGCTATACTTGGCTTAGAGGTGATGCCTTCTATGCGGTCTCTGATGACTGCGGGACCAGCGGCTAACCGTGATAACACATGTATGTACAATTGTAGTTATCTAGCCGTAGATGACCCTAAGTCCTTCGATGAGGCTATGTTCATCCTCTTGTGTGGTACTGGGGTTGGCTTCAGTGTTGAGCGGCAGTTCATCAAGAACCTTCCTGAAGTTCCTAAGCTCTTCGATAGTAATACCATTGTAGCTGTCAGAGATAGTAAGGAAGGCTGGGCTAAGGCTTTCAGACAAGTGTTGGCACTCCTTTGGGCTGGTGAAATTCCTAAGTGGGACGTAACTAGAGTAAGACCTGCGGGTGCTAGACTGAAGACTTTTGGTGGTAGGGCAAGTGGTCCGGCTCCTTTGGTTGATCTATTTAACTTCGCTGTTAGTACTTTTAAAGAAGCACAGGGACGTAAGCTTTCGTCTATTGAGTGTCATGACTTGATGTGCAAGGTCGGTGAGATAGTTGTTGTAGGTGGTGTACGCCGCAGTGCTATGATTAGTTTATCTAATCTATCAGATGATCGTATGCGCCATGCCAAAAGTGGTAAATGGTGGGAGAATGATCCTCATCGCGCCCTAGCTAATAACTCTGTCTCCTACTCTGAGAAGCCTGATAGTATGTCCTTCATGCGTGAGTGGATGGCTCTGGTAGAGAGTGGAAGCGGTGAGCGTGGTATTTTCAATAGACAGGCTGCTAAAAAACAAGCTGCTAAGAATGGACGCCGTGACGCTGACTATGAGTTTGGGACTAACCCGTGCAGTGAGATAATTTTACGGGGGCCGAAGCTTGATAAGAATGGGCAACCTATTGCTGGTACTGGTGGACAGTTTTGTAACCTATCAGAGGTCGTTGTTAGAGCCACTGACACGCTTAAAGACCTTGAGCGTAAGGTAAAGCTAGCCACCATCTTAGGCACTATTCAAAGCACCTACACTAAGTTTCCTTACTTGCGTAAGGTATGGGAAAATAACACCGCTGAAGAGCGTCTGCTTGGTGTAAGTCTGACAGGGATTATGGACAACCCTCTAATGACTTCCAGTAATAAAGGTTTGGATAAAACTCTAGAGCATTTAAAGAATGTTGCTATTGATACTAATATTGAGTGGTCTAGCCGCCTTGGTATTCCTATATCAGCCGCTATCTGTTGCGTAAAACCATCCGGCACGGTTTCTCAGCTTGTTGATTCCAGTAGTGGGATACATGCTCGACACTCACCGTATTATATCCGCACAGTACGGGGCGACAATAAAGACCCTCTAACGCAGTTTATGATAGACCAAGGCATTCCCAATGAGCCAGAAGCGTTTAAGCCGGATCAAACGACTGTATTCAGCTTTCCAGTGAAGTCTCCAGAAGGTGCTGTATGTACGTCTGATATGACTGCCCTTGAACAACTTAACATGTGGTTGATGTACCAAAGACATTGGTGTGAGCATAAACCAAGTGTAACTATCAATGTGCAAAAGCATGAATGGTTTGAGGTAGGTGCATTTGTCTATGAGAACTTTGACGAAATGTCGGGGGTATCTTTCTTGCCCTATAATGATCATACGTATCAGCAAGCTCCTTATCAAGAATGTTCAAAACACGCCTATGAAACGCTACTATCTTGTATGCCAGAAAGCTTAGATTGGTCTAAACTAGCAGAGTATGAGCAAGGGGATAATACCGTTGCAATGCAGACAATGGCCTGTACTGGCGATAGCTGCGAACTTGTAGATATC